AGTACCATATTGCAAGCGATCACATGGTGTTTATATGGTAATGTTCGTAATGTACATAATCGTAACAAAGATAAACTCTTTGTTATTCTGGAGATTGTTGATCTCGATAATAAAACAGGTAAGCTTGTGATATATAGACAGAAGAAACCAGGATTACTGAGAGTAAGTATAACACCAAGAGGATCATCAGAGAGTCCTATTTCTTACGAGGATGCTGTTGCACAAGATATAATAAATAGTTACTTTGGTGAATTGTCTCTATGGGAAGCGACTTCATATATTCCTCAAGGATACCATAATGCATTGCTTTCAAGAAGTAATGTAGAAAAGATGGAAGTACTTAATAAACTAGCATTTCATTCAGAGGATCCTGATGTTTACATTAATAAGATAGAAGAAAATATTACTGCGACACAGACACAATATGCTATGAAACAGGAACAACTATCAAAGGTCAATACAGATTTTAATCAGCTTCTTTATCTTAATAATATCTCTCGTGATAATGTTGATGCTTGGTTATCATCGAAATCCTTATCACAAATAACACTTTCATCAATGAAAGCAGAGAGAGATAGTCTCGCCTTTCTGTTATCAGAATTAAATATAAAACTCTTAGAACAAAGTAGATTGAGAGGATTTAAATTAGGATTAGAATCAACTCTTAAATCAAACAGAGAGAAACTGGAAAGTCTTCCAGAAGTATCTTCGGAGGATATTAACAAACATAACATAACCATTAACGACCTAAACCGAGATCTCAGATTGCTCACTGAACTTCAACAATGTGATATCTCGATAGCTAAATATCGAGATCAACTATCAATGATAAATATTGAAGGATCTTATTCTTTCACACAATCAGATCTCCTTCAAGCTGAAATAGCATTCAACGATTACGAAAGAAATAAATCTATCTGTGATTTCTATCATTTACCATATAATAAAGAGAGTGTAGAGAAGGAGATATCTTATCAAGAGAATCTTATCAAAATAATTAACAATCGCAAGATTGTTAATAGTCTGAATCTTCTACAGGAAAGAATAGATAAGCTAACTAATGCAAAGCAAATATCAAGTGATGAGATCACTTCCCTACAAAATAGCATTAGTAATGCAGAAAGAGGAAGAGATGTTCTTGAGTGTCCTCAATGTAAGGTAAAGGTGAGATGGTCCTATACAAATACACAAAACAAAGGATCATTGATTTTATCCCCCGATCAACCATCCTCTGAACAGGAGATAGCTATTATGAAGAATAAATTAGCATCTCTTCTATTATGTCAAAGAGAGTTTAATGAGAGATGTGAACTGATCACTCAGAAAGATTACATTGTATATCACAATCCTATCGATTGGGAATTAGTGAAAGGAAGTAATCCATTGAATAATGGAGAATCTGTGGAACAATGTAAGAATAAGATATCTTCTCTCTCTAAGATACAATTCGTTGATAAACCTGATGCTTCACGAACACCCAATTTCATAAGAAATGTCATAATGAAGGGAAATATCATCTCTTCAATAGAACCTCTTCTCATCCGGAAAGAGCAAATACTCTCTCAATTATCGAAATTATCTCACAACAAATCAGCACAACAAATACAACTTGAAATTGCTTCTCTCATTGAAAAGATTAACACATTGAGAAACAATCTTAACTATAGAATCTTTCTTAATAATGAAATATCATCTCTTATGTCCCAGATATCGACTATCGATAACAATGGACAACTTATCCCACACAATATCGAAGAAAAAGTATCCACCACTAAGATAAAACTTGATAATCTTCTTCTTAATATTAAGGAGGCTGAGATAGCTGATAGAGTAAGTCTCATTTATAAATCACTAAAAGATGCTACAATATCAACGAAAGACCTTGAAGATAGATTGATAAATCTGCATTCATTAAAGAATAAAGCTATTGATGCTGAGTCTTCCTCATTACAAACTATTGTTGATAGTATCAATACTATTGTTAGTGATATTGTGACCTCTTTATTTGATGACCCTATTACTATTACCCTTCAACTCTACAAGCAAATGAAGACAACCAAACGAATTAAACCAGTAGTAAATCTTGTAATTAATTACAAGGGAGGTGAATTCGATAGAGTAGATCAATTGAGTGGAGGTGAAGCCGATAGAGTATCACTAGCACTAACATTAGCATTAAATAAACTCAGTGGTTCTCCATTTCTAATTTTAGATGAATCTCTTAGTAGTTTGGATGGTAATGTAAAGGAATTATGTCTGAGTTCTATAAGACATAATGCTGGAGATAAAATGGTAATATGCGTCAATCATGAAAGCGTTGAAGGGCACTATGATAGTGTTATTAGACTTTAATTTAACGGAGATCCAATAAAAAACGATATATTATGTATTCTTTGTAATATATTTGTCTACTATTATGACTACTGTCGAGTATATTTTGTATATTATCCATTTACTGTTACTAGTAACTATTACCACTACTACCAAGTGTATTTTGTATATTATCCATTTACTGATAGATACTCTAATATATTTGTCTACTATTACCACTACTGTCGAGTGTATTTTTGTATATAAAATACTAACACCGAGATGAATAAAAATAATATGTATCATACATATTATTTTTTAATTATATGGCTATTCAGTGATGATAGAATCGAGATTACCGAAATCTCTGTCAATCATCTTCATGATGGAATAAATCTTATTCAATTGAGCATTGAGGACAGATTTCATATCGCCGATCTGTTTACAGAAGTTAAGTAATTCAACGATTAGTTCATTTCTCTTTCTTAGATTTATTTGGACTAATCGATGTTTCTCTTTTTCTTCATCTGTCATTGATTTGTTATTTAGATATTCAACATTCATGAGAGTGAGATCTGAAATACTTCTATTTAATTGTTCTTGAATGATTACACGTTTTTCATTAAAAGCAATGAATGCATTTTCTAATTCTAACACTGATTTAGAAGATTCATTTATCTCTTGCATACTCTTCTCATAAGCAGCATTTCTTATTCTTCCTGTAGCAACATTAGTGTTTTCAAGAACAAGATTGGGATTGGCTTTAATTTCAGTTAATCTGACAATTGGATAAGCGATAACTTTATCTCCCAATATAGCTGCTCTTTCACTTCTCTTCTCAGTATAAATAAAGTTTTCTTCTTTTGGTGTATTACTATCTGGTTGTCTTATCATAGTACAAATTGATTCATTACAATCAAAAGCCACACCGCATACCTCTGTATTCATACATTCTGCTATTCCCATCTTAATGGAATAGGGAATATCGTTAGCTTTCTCTTCTCTTACCATAGTAAGATCATCTTTATCTGTCGAAACATAACCTTCATCATCCAATTCAACAAAGACGGTTTGACCAAATGAATTAATAGCTTTGATATAGAGTGCTCCCATCTGTCCATTTCCATTCTTTGTTACTATTTTATCCTTCGGAATATAGCCATTATTAACGAGAGTATATTCAACAGAATTTTTCTCGATGACACCCTTGATACTATCACTTATAGTAATATTTCTTTCTTCTGTCGGAATAGTAGGGGAAAGGGGTCTGGTGAGTTGTGTTAATGGCGAAACAGGAATTTGTCTAACCGATTGTGTCATTGGTGGACGAGAATTTAAAACAGATGACAATGTTGGTGTTGGCGCTCTTTGACTAACTGAAGTTTGACTAACTGAAGTTTGACTAACTGGAGTTAATGGTCTTTGTGTTATTTGATTAGAAGGTACGAAGGTTGGAAGTGGTGTTATTTGTCTCGGAGCAGTTAATTGTCCTTGTGACTGTAAAACAGGACTCGGTTGTCTCTGCGATAGAACTGGTGTTGATTGAAGGACGGGACTTGGTTGTCTCTGCGATAGAACTGGTGTCTGCGACATAACTGGTGTCGATTGAAGGACCGGTTGTGACTGTAAAACGGGACTCGGTTGTCTTTGTGATAGAACTGGAGTTGATTGAAGGACCGGTTGCGACTGTAAAACAGGACTCGACTGTTTCTGCGATAAGACTGGAGTTGATTGAAGAACAGGACTAGCTTGCATCGGTATAGATAATCGTGGAGCAGAGACAGTGCCGCTTGTTCTTACTGGAGACATCTGCAATGAAGGTTTACTCATACTGGGGAGATTAATTGTCGGTGCAATTGTAGAGGTATTAACTACCGGTGATTGAGAATTTATCAAACCAGTAAGAGATGCTTGAGACACTGGAGTAGAATTTAACGGGACGGATTTTTCTAACGTGGCCATTTTACTCTATAACAGAATTATTTAAAACTACTCTTAAGATTATTTATTATATGATTAATTTTAAAGAGGGAAAAAACTATCATGTGATAGTTTTTAACATAATATTACATGATCAATAAACTCCTGATCGAATTCTTCTCCGTTGAAAATAAACTTCGCCATCCTGTCGTAACTATCCGATTCGTGATTTGGAATGATCATCCTTTCTTGTTTCTCTTTTACGGTGAGATTATCATCATATCTGTAATCCCAATAATGAGATTTGGAAAGATAAGAGATAACAGCAGGTGATAATCTTTCCCAAGAATCACTCATAATAAGCTTCCAGAAAGAGAAGAATTCTGGCGAAGCGATAAACCAGTTAGTAAAATGTAGTCCCTTGGAATTCCTCTTCACGATACCACAGACATATTGATTTCCTTGTGGTGGGGTGTGTCCTCCCCTAAAGTTGAGACACTTACCGAATTGACAATTCTTTAATATTGTAAAATCAAGAGTATTATATGATGTTTTCGCAAAGAAAATAGGTAATCCATCATAAGGATCATTATCGCTGAGACATTCTCGTTTAGTAAATCCAAAATAATAAGAGTAAGTGACAGATATACTCTTTCCTATCAATGAGATCTCATGGGAAGATAACTGTTTGTCTGAGGTAGATGTTGCGCATTCTTCATTGTATTTACCGTTTTCATCGATAGATGATCTGGTGATACTTAGAATATTATCAAAAGATAACTTTACTATATCAACATGACGAAAAATTAAATTGCTCCATAGTCTTTTGAGAGCATTGCGAAAGATAATATTCTCAGGTATACTAATACATTTCAAATATATTGCTTCAGGTATTTTCTTTATTATAAGATAGGAATGAATAAAAACCACTTGTAATCTAACTATTATACCATTGTCATTGGTATAATCTCCTTTACCTTGTTCTTTATTATGCCAATCTTTGTATTTTATTGTGCGAGGTGGTAATGCGTGTGTTACCGGAACACTCTTCAATAACATTACATCATATCCTTTTGATCCAGATCCTAATCCAAATAGATCGCTGACAATTTTACCTTTTTCTTCTCTTCCACTATATGATAACAAACGGGTGTAAATACATTCACCTATCTTGAAGTCCTCGAATGACATCTTTCCATGATACACAGAAGAATTTTATATATTATTATATTTTCAATTAGTATAAACGATAAAAGAAAAGGAGTAAATAAAATGGTGGTAAAGTTGTGTCTTAACATGATCGTGAAGAATGAAGAGCATGTAATAGAACGTTGTTTATTGAATGTAAGACATCTTATTGATGCTGTCGCTATTGTTGATACGGGTTCTTCTGATAAGACTATTTCTATTATCAATGATTTTATGAAAAAGGAGAATCTTCCGGGAGAAGTGATAAGTCAACCGTGGGTACATTTTCATATTAATAGAACTCAAGCGATTAGACACGCTGAGTCATTCTTGGAAAAGATAGGAGGAATAATTAAAATAGACAGACCAATGACTGCTCAAGAATGGTCAGAAAAACATCAGGCCAATACTGATACTTGGTATCTTCTTTTCATGGATGCAGATAATACTCTTAAGAGTGAGAAAGTAGAACCATACAAATTTAATAAGGAGAAACTCACCGCAGATAATTATATCATTGATATGACGCAATCCATTATTAAATATCCTTACTCGTGGTTAATTAAGATTGATAAACTTGGTGTCAAAAGATGGAAATGGGCTTCCATTATTCATGAATATGTTTGTCCAGATGGCGATTGGAAACCAACGGTTGGTAAACTAACAGGTGGTTATATTATCTCAGGAAGAGAGGGTTCCCGTAACAAAGATCCGCTGAAATATCTTAAGGATGCTCTTATTCTTGAACAGGGTCTTCTTGATGAACCAAATAACGAAAGATATGTGTTCTATCTCGCTCAGAGTTATCGAGATAACGTCAAGCATAAACTTGCTATTAAATATTACATAAAGAGGGCAGAAATGGGTGGTTGGTTTGAAGAAAGATATATAAGTTATCTTGAAGCAGGACGTTTAACCTTAATGTGTAATCCAACAAAGGTAGCAAAGGCTTTACAATATTTTATTAGAGCTAT